GTTCCTCAACTTTGCCTGCAGATACGCCGGATGGCCTACGGGGTTTCCTTCGCTCGGATGTTTCCTCCATCTCCTCACCGCTGAACCTTTCTTCTTTGGGCGTACCACTTAAGAAACTTATCGGTTATCCAGCAATTTAAAAAATCGTTTCTTGATTTCAAGCTCATCAAAAAAAGTTGGGAGAGTGATGTGAATGGAGAAGAAACCAGCAGCGAGCTCCGGATCCGCACCGGAGATCAAGCGGCTGAGCGACATCGTGAAGCCGAGGATGGAAATGCAGGGGGAGCGGGTGACAAAGGAGGAAATCGAGGGACAGGAGGTTGTAATACAGAAGTTCGAGTTGAGACAGAGCACCGCGCAGGGAGCCAAGGAGGGGGACATGTACGCCTTGATGCAGATCCTTGGGCCGAATGGCATACCCGCATGGCTGAGCATAGGTGCCGAGCAGGTTATCGAGGCTCTGAAGGAAGTCGAGACGCAGCTTCCGGTGAGGGCAAAGCTGGTCAGCCATAAGAACCCGAAGACAAAGCGGACGTTCTGGGTACTGGAATGAGGCGGCGGAAGATTTGACCCAGGTGAACTCAGCTGGATTTGGCCCGGAGAGCGACATGCCCAATGCGCCCTTAAACCACGTCAGAATGGTTTGTAGGCCGCATCCGCGCGACGCGGATGATGCATACGAACCATTCCTCGTCCCCATAAGCCCGCGCTGCCATCTGAGTGTCACCAAAGTGGTAGCAAAGTGGCATCAAAACTGGTGATCTAAATGGCGAGACCTAGAAAGGGAAAAAACAAGGCGATTAGGGTTTCGGTGTTCTTACCGTCGATTGTTATCAAAGAAATCGACGCCAGGATCCCTAGTTTTGGTCGTAACCGCTCCGCAGTCGCTCGATTAGTTCTGATAAGTTGGGCCGAGGAGGGCTGGGTGCTCAAGAAGGGGAAATAAATGAGGCAATTCGACAATCTCCCAAAATGCGAGTTCGAGCGAGAGTCGAGGTATTCGAGCGGGAGAAGGGATTGTTTTCGGCTTAACATGCCGTGCGGGATCGAGGACCCCAAACAATGCAGGGTGAGGGCCGAATCTCTGAAAAGGAGAAAATTTGCAGGAAGGGTAAAAAAGTGAGGGACGGCAAGCCTTGGGGGTGCCCACACTGCGGCGAGTTCTTCCAGCCGACGCGCGGGGAGCTCGAGCGCCACACCTACCGCTGCGGCAACATCAAGACGTGGGGGCCGAAGCGGAGGCGGGCCTTCGCGTTGACGCTTTCGGCACGGCTAAAACAATTCCCCAAGTGGCCACTAAATGCTCCGTCCCCAGGCATTCAACAGCCAACGCATCTAGCGAGGTCGAGATATTGACGGACACGATTGAGATCCTCGCCGACATGCTCGAGAAGCACCCCGGGATTCGAACCCGGCAGATTGCTCAAAGGCTCGGAATGACGACAAGCGCGGCCCTGATCATGCTCCGGTACTGGCAGGATCTCGGGCGCGTCTATTCAATCCCATCATCATACGGCCTGAAGTGGTTTCTATCAACTAGATTCGTGTTCGAGCGCGCGGTCCATGAAGCATTGGAATCTCCAACGCCCCCGGGGTGGGTCGAGCAATACGCGGCGGGGAGGCAGGTAGGGCTTTCGATCGAGGACGCCTGGGAAATCGCCAAACGAAATCTCGTGATCAAGCCGAGGGAGATCGTGACATGAGGCGAAAGCTCACGAAGGCCGAAGTTTTGCTACGATCACGCGCCATCATAATTGAGTCCAAGGGATGCGCGGACGGTCCCAAGCCAGCTAAGATAAGGAAAGAGAAGGATCCGTGGGCGGACTTCGATAATGAATTGGGGCGCAAAATCAGATCAAAAGAATTAACAGTTTCCAAATCGGGGGAAGTCAAGGGGGGCTAGCTATCTATCTATCTCTCTATCTATCAATCTATCAAAATCTATCTAGTCTATCTAGTCTATCTATGCGTACACATGCGTACGCATGGCACTTTTTTTGTACGGATACAGTTGGAAAATTCTCCAGTGGAAATGATGGTTTGTGCGCATATGTGCGCATTGGGGAAAGAGGGGAGAGAAGTGCGTATATATGCGCATAGCTCGGAGGAGTTTGAATTTGCTAATACGGCATGATCTGATAGAGTTGGCTCAAGCGAGTGGTATGAACCTTAGCCGAGAGGTGGAATCATACCTAGTTCAACGCTTGGAAGTCGATTCTCCGGTTGATGAAATTAAAGCCGAGATCTCCAAGACGGAGGCTAGGCTGGCATCGCTTAAAACCAATTTGGCGGAGGCTTCGACTAAAAAGTTGCCGAGGGAGCTGAAATACTGGAAGGAGAAGTACGCGGACCTTGCCAAATCGGAGAAGGAGTACCCAGGGCGGAGAGAGAAATGGATCGCGCGGGTCGCCAAGATATTGAAGATGGATCCCGCCGAGCTGAGGAAAATCCTGGAGGCGGAGTAAGATGAGCGAGGAGCGTTGCGATCACTGCTTCTATAACGGCAAGATGAAAGTTCGGAGACGCGGGGCGCTCATCGATATCGCATGCCCTAAATGCGGCAATTCATGGACGCGATTAGGATGGTAGATAATGATGGATAAACCCCGGGCTCGTGCTGGACCATACCGACAGCCTCGGTCCTCAAGTCCGAGAGTATTCACCGCGATACTCCCTGTCGGTGATCTGACAGCGGGCCCGGGGGTCCATAATCTTAGAGGTGGTCAGTGATGGTTGTCATCGATGATAATCATCAACGTGCAAAAAAACGTTTGGCGTGTTTCGGTTGGTCTGATGCTTGGCATAAGAAGCACGGGATAAAGAAATGTCCATGTGGTTATCCGCACCGCAGGAAGAGAATCAAGGGAGACAGTAAATGAGCTGTCGCTGGGGCATCTGATCTTTGAGAAACATGAGAAGAATGAGACAGATAAAAATAATATCTAGAATGAATAAAAGTGAGATCATGACCTATGCCGCTCGGAGGCTCTGGATCAAACAGCAACTTGCGCTGCATCAGATTTGGCCGACCGCTCAGGAGATCCTCAATCAATTCCTCGGCACTTCAAGGGCCACGGCGTACCGAGATCTCAAAGCGGTCGTTGAGGAGCTATCCCAGGACGTCGACGTTGAGAGGCTCCGGCTCCAGGTCTTGTCTAGGCTCGGTTCTAGGATCCCGAACCTTGGCGATAAAGATCTTGTGAGGCTGGCATGTCAATTTCTCCCTCATAAGATTGAACAAAAAAGCGAGGTTGAATTAAAGGGGAGATTGAGTGATGAAGACCGCGAGCTCCTCAAACAGTATGCGACTGTCATCGAAAGAATTGCTGAGCAAAGTCTTTCAAAGGACCATCCTACAAAATAGATGGATTCCTTATCGGCCCACTGAGAAGCAAGCCGAGTTCCTGCTGCTGCCAAATCTCGAAGCCCTATATGGCGGCGCGGCTGGAGGCGGGAAGAGCGTGGGCCTGTTAATGGGCGCGCTCCAATTCATTGAGGTGCCCGGCTATAACACGATCATCTTCCGCAAGACCCACCGGGATCACATGTTGCCCGAGGGTCTCATCCCGCGATCGATGGAATGGTTTGGAGAGACCGAGGCGAAGTGGAATGGAGCCGATTACAAATGGACATTCCCGAGCGGCGCAACTCTGACATTCGGATATCTCGAGACGGAGCAGGACAAGTATCGATATCAGAGCGCGGCCTTTCAATATATCGGATGGGATGAGCTCACACAATTCCATGAGAGCCAGTATCGATATCTCATGAGCCGGTTGCGAAGACTTCAAGATTTCCCGGTGCCGCTACGGGTCCGGGCCGCGACTAACCCAGGCAACATCGGCCACGAATGGGTCAAGCAGCGTTTTTTAGTCGAGGGCCCGAAGGCCGGCAGAAAATTCATCCCAGCCCTACTCGAGGATAACCCATACCTGGACCGCGAGGCTTATGAGAGAAATCTAAAGCAGCTCGATCATGTCACTTATCGGCAGCTCAGACTTGGGGATTGGGAGATCCGATCTAGCGCGGGCAAATTCAGAAGGGAATGGTTCGAGATCGTTGACAGTTATCCGAAAGATGCCCGGAAGGTGAGGTTCTGGGATCTCGCATCGACGCTTCCGAAAAAAGGAGAGGACCCCGATTTCACCGTGGGCGCGCTGCTGGCAGAGAAACAGGGGATCTATTATGTGCTCGATATCCGACGCATGCGAGGCACTCCGCAGTCGGTCGAGGCGCTGATCAAGCAGACGGCTGAGCTCGATGGCCCTACTGTGAGTATCTACATGGAGCAGGAGCCCGGGGCGGCCGGCGTTGCGATCATCGACTACTACGCGCGCAAAGTCCTCAAGGGCCATTCTTTCAGAGGATTGAAAACTACGGGCGATAAGGAGATAAGAGCGAATCCGGTGAGCTCGGCAGCGGAGGCCAAAAATATCAAATTGATAAGGGGTCCGTGGATTAGCGATTTCCTTGATGAGATTGAGATTTTCCCTAAAGGCAGCCACGATGATCAGGTCGACGCGGTGAGCGGGGCATTCATGGTCCTTGGATCTAAACCGGCTGAAAAATTATTTATGTATGGAGGTTAATAACTAAATCGGAGATATGACAAAATTGGAGATATGGCTGTGGCCGGGAAGAAGACAAGCCGAAGAAAAACAACTCGCGAAGGACCGCCATTTGTGGGTATTGACATCGGAAAAAAGAAGCGCAGGGCCACGGATCAGAGCATCCGAATCCCTCAAATCAGCACGTCCAAAGGGGCGGGCTTCGGAGATGAGATCGCAGACGTCGATCGGGAATGGGCCGCCCAGAGGGAGCCGGTTGCCCATCGATTAACCTACATGGTGGCCGCCGACGTTTTTGATAATTGGTTCACGGCCAATGATCCCCGGACCGAAGGACAGGATCCCGGGCTAGATGATGAGATTCAAGCTGTGCTTAATGAGCTCAATGCAAAATCCATTCTCATAGATGCCGCGACCTACGAGCGCATTTTCGGATGGGGCCTTATTGTGCTGGGATGCGAAGATGCTAAGACGACCGCAGATCTCAAAACCGAGAGAAGGCAGGGGGCGAAGATCGCGCAGCTTGAGGTCTACAAAAAGGGCGCGGCCGTGGTTGCTCAGACAGACAAAGATCCTGATAGTGAAAGATTCGGCCAACCAGTTCTATATAGAATCAACCGGGGAAGCGGCACTCAGGTCGAAGTTCATCATTCCAGGACGATTAAGATCTCAACGCGCCTGGGAGAGTTCTCAGTCCTAGATCCGGTATGGGACGATTTGACCTGTCTCAGAAATATCCGATGGGGAATGGCTCAAACGATGTATCGATATGGCGGCGGATTCCCTGTCATCCAGGTCAAGGGCGCCACTAAAGCGCAGCTTGAGGATTGGGCCGCAGATCCTTCGATAAGCGATTTTATGGCAAGGACGTTTTTCCTTTGCAGCGATCAAATCAATTTCGAGTTTAAGGGCATCCAAGGGCGCGCGTTAGATCCTGCCAATTACTATAAACCGATCTTCGAGAATCTCAGCGTCGGATCTGGAATTCCTGAAGCCATCTTGCGCGGAGCTCAGGCCGGCGAGCTCGCGGGCAGCGAGGTCAACGAGCGCGAATATTTCAAAGTCATCAGCTCACTTCAAAGTAAATACGAGCCATTTGTCAGGCAGCTCATCGATCTTCTCGTAGAGAGTGATCAGATCGAATTTGACGGGGAATATCAGCTTGAATGGAAGCCGGGATTCGAACCCTCGGAGACGACTAGGAACCAAGCTAATCTTCTCGAGGAGCAAGCGCAGCAGATCAGGTTACAATATATGACAATCGATGAGGTCAGGAAGCAAGCTAGCATTTCTTTGGATCCGCTGCCGAATGGGGAGGGGGCGATTGTACCCGGGCTCGTGAGATCTCAGCCGCAGCCTTTCGGTGGGGTCTTCGGTGGGGCGATGGATCAGGCTGAGGCGCATCCATCGCTAGGAAGATTGCTGTTCGAGATCGTGGATAGAGCCAAGAAAAATGAGATATCCAAGGATGACGCGATCGCGGAGGCCACGGTTCTGATTGATCAATACGCCAAGCTCGAGGAGGACCGTGCCCTAATCTGGGTTCGCAACAGGCTGAAGGATCAGAGCATTCAGGATCTTCCGCTCGAGGTTCAATCCCGCCTAGAAGCAACGAGAAAAAAATATCTCAATGATTTCACGACGATTCTCGACGATGCTCTGAAGGCGGCTGAGAAACGTGGCTAGCGGATTTTGGACTTCTCCAGCAGGAATCCTCCTCCGTCTATTCATGTTAAGTGAGTCGATTGAGTGGGGTCATTTCAATGAGGCGATCATACGGATCTCGACGTCGAAGCTGAAAACTTTGGAGTTTCAAATGATGGGGCCCATCGACGAGAGGACCTGCCCGCTTTGCCTCGAATATGTCGGTCAGGTTTTCCGGCTGGGCGAGTTCATGATTAATTTGCCAGCGCACCCTAACTGCCGGCATTGGTGGGATCTCTACAAGCCCGAAGAGGTGCTCGCGTAGGTGATGGATTGGAAGATATCGAAAAACTGATCAGGGAGAATCAACAGATCCTCGATAAGCCATTCGAGACCGTTTTGAAGAGCGGCACATTCTGGCGAAGATTTTTGATAAAGATGCTGCCGCAGGGCCCCGGGAGCGGTCTCGATGCTGATACCGTCGACGGCATGCACGCGAATGATCTTCTCCGGCGCATAAGCGAGCTCCTGCGAAAGATACCGATAGGCGCTGGTGAAGCAGGGGGAAATGGCGTTTCTGATCATGGAGAACTAGATGGTTTGGGCGACGATGATCATTTACAATATTTGACGACGGGCCGACATGATACGACTGATCGACATTCGCTCGGGACTGTCGTGCCTCATGATGCTCTTGCTAGTTTAACAGAAAAAGCGCATGCATCTTTGACAGGAGTAGGAGCCAGCGATCATCATTCAAAGACAGTATCGAGTGAGATTCTATTAGCAAGCATGGGCGAAAAATCTCATGCCTCCTTAACGAATGTAACGGCCGATCAGCATCATGCCAGCGGAGATGTCAGAGATTCAGTGATGGGAGTTAAGACAGGAATCAAAGCAGGGACAAATGTTACGATAGAGGATGATGGAGGGTATGCAAAGATATCATCGAGTGGTGGTGTAACTGATCACGGAGAATTAACAGGGCTTGGCGATGATGATCACACGATTTATTTAAAAAAAGCTCCCGACTATGACAGCGGTTGGTTTTCAATTTCCCAAGACCAAGCAATAACAAAAACACATAACCTTGGAACCGTAAATTGTTTAGTTGATATTCAGGGGAAAATTACGGGTGATGTACATGAAATCCATCAAACATTTATCGGCATTTGTTATTCGTGGGACAGTGGCATAAGTGCCAACAAACAGTGGGGGTTTCAGTGGTATGGTTTAACTACAACACAAATAGCGGTTTATAGAGGCCCAAATGACGATTATGCGGAGCAAATAAAAGTAAGAATGTGGAAATTGAGTTAAGTGATAAAAATGAAAATAACCCCTAGAGATGTTTGGGAACAATGCCCAGATAAATTAATTGTTAATGAAGAATTTAGGCCAGCTGATATTTGGTTATGTGGTGGAATTTTATGGCGTGGATGGGTTGAGGAACAGGATATTGATTTAGCCATAAGTGGAATAGACCGAAGGCCTGAAGTCATACAGATGTTAGAAAATATCCTTAATTTAAAATTTAGCGTTAGTTATGATCAAACCAAACCATATAGTTGTGGAGCACTGTTATATTCTAGGGGCATTAAAGTTAGTGAAGTCCCTATATGCCCTTCTCATAAAAAATTAACTAAAGAACGAATTTGGGAGCTTGAAAAAAAACAGACAGATCATGAAAACCGGATCAAGACACTTGAACAAGCGGCAGTAATACCGCCATAGTTGAAAAATGCGAAATCCTTGCCAACTTCGTAAATTATTTATATCAGAGGCGCAAAATAGAAGTTGGAGATATGACAAGATTGGAGATATGACCGTGGCCGAGAGGTTCCTGACTTTCGACAGGATTAGTCTGAATAAATCGCGGATCAGGGCGGACGATGAGAACGAGCTCGTCGTCAGCGCGGTGATCGCCAGCGAGATCGTCCACAAGTACGAGGACGGCATGGCCTACAAGCCAGCCCTCGAGCTCGAGCGCGCCGCATGGACCGCCGATGGAAGATGGGTCAAAATTTTAGATCATCCGGTCGAGGGCATGATTCAGAAGATCAGCGATATCTCCGGCCAGATTCAGAATGTTCAATTTGTCAAGAATCTCAAGGATCACACGGGGAGGCCCAAGCGCAGGGGGATAGTCGCTGACATCCATTTTTTCAAACACAACCGGGACAAGGCCGGCGCGACCCCGGTGCCGTCTGAGATAATCGAGCGGATCAAAAGCGGGGACCTTTCCGATGTCAGCATAGGCTTTACCTACGCTAAGGATGAGACCCCAGGAGAGTTCGAGGGCGCGAAATATAATTACGTTCAGAGGGATTTCTTCTTTGATCATGTCGCCGCGCCGATCGAGGAGGGACGTTGCCCGGCACCATATTGCGGCATCGGTTGTGACTCTCTTCCTGGTCCTCGATTGATTGGTAGAGATCCCTGGGAGGAAGGCGAGGAATATATCCGCAGCGGACATAGGAGCTCGGAAGGTTTCGATCCTGACAGTATGAGAACGATCGATATAACCGAGGGGGTCCGTGCGATCGTGGGATGCCCAAAAGGACAATACACGGGTGGCCGGTGCAAAGTTGGCATGGAAGTTCTGAGCTATTTATTCAGCAAGGCAAAATTCACGATGTCAGAAGCGAAGGCCTGGTACGAAGAGCATAAGGGCGATTCGCTCAAAAAGATCGTGCCTCTGGGGACCTCGGCGATCGATTGCCCGATATGTGATAAGATTGATGAACTCGGGACGCTCGAGTTCTCGACGCGGCTAGTCCGGGCATTCGGGAAAGATATCATTTTGGATGCTGTGGGCTCCGACAGCACGAGCATTTACACAGTCACAATTACAACGGATCAAGAGCCGCGCTCCGAAGAGGAAAGAGCTAAAGCACACTTCAATATTAGCGATGAGGAGTGGAAGAAGCTCAGCGACGAGGAGAAGCAAGCATACATTGCTAAACTTCCTCCCCGGGGAAGTGCGGAAGAGGATCTGATCAAAAGGGCCCGAGATGCAGTTGAAAAAGCTCGGGTCGCCTTGAATGCTTTGGAGATATTATCATGATTGCCATTCTAATGGCTTCTCGGTGTGGGCCGAGACTAAGCAAAAATCCCTTCTGGAAGCGGCAGATCCAGACTAAAAAAACCGCTTACCAAAAAGGAGATAACTATGGCAGAAATAACAACCGAGGAAGCCTTAAAAATGCAGATCGAAACGTTGCAGGAACAGCTCAGACAGACAACAGAGGCCTTAGAATTGGCAAACGAGCAAATCAACAAGATCAAAGCGAACGAGGCCGAGAGAGTAAAGGCCGACCTCATTGAAAGAGGCGGTTTCAAAGCATCAGATCTCGCGGGCAGATCGAATGCAGAGCTCCTCCTTATGCAAATTACTCTCGATCGAGCCGGGATCACAACGAAAGGCGCGGGGATCAAAAAATCAGCGGACCTTCGCAAAGGCGCAGCTTCAGGTCTAACCGTGGGTCGATGGGACGCCGATAAAAAGGCGTATGTAGGAGCGGATTAAGATGGCCGATGTAGGTTATCAGAAGCCCTCCAACTCGATCCTGGTCGCCGGGAATCCGCTAGTGCAATATCTCAAAGTTGAGACTGCTACGAATATGTATCCAGGTCGCCATGTCATCAAGGGGACAAATGATGATGATATAGTGGTCGGAACGGCAGCAGCAGGAAAGTCCTTCGCCAAGACAGTCGGGTGGCTCGGTTATGAACATACAATCAAGAAACACAGACCAGCGACAGTTGATACCATTTATGCAGGAGATGAGCAAGCAGCAGTCTTGAGCGGGCCGATCGTAATAGTCGCAAGGCTCAAGAGCGGTGAGTCTGTGGTCAAGGGCGATAGACTCTATGCACAGGCAAATGGTGAAGTAGCACTGCTGCCAGATGGAGATCTAAACGCAACATTCAGCGACACCGAAGTTGAGGCTGAATTGGCTTACGCAAAATCCGTTATAGCAATAGCTGAGGAAACCGTTGATGCATCAGGTGGAGCAGCAGACATCATGGTCAGGAGTCTGATTTAGATGAACAAGCTTAGATCTGTCGGACTTGACGAGCCACTGACCACAGAGCAGGGCCAGCTCATCAGAGAGCGCGCGGTTATGGCCGCGAGGCGATCGATGGTGGGCCGCAAGCTGCTACCTATCTTCGGACCTTTGGGCGAGGGCGTCGTAACTTATGGTTATGATACCTTGACTGAGGTCGCCGATGCTAGGATCGATGTTGGATGGCCTGGCGCAGAAAGCATGGATATCGTGAATCTAGCGCGGAGCACTGTAGCGATTCCGAACATCCACAAGGAATTCGAGATCAACAAGCTGGATCTATCCGCATCGAGGCTAACGGGCCAGCCACTCAATACGAGCGTGGTCGAATCGGCATCCTACAAAGTTGGCTACATGGAAGATGCGCTGATAATTCTCGGATGGTCAAGGGACGGCACCAACTATGATATCAACGGGCTTTACAAGGCAGCAGGGAACTCTGTAACTGGCGCCGGGGGTTGGAACACCGGAGCCAATATCGTAACGGACATTAACGCTGCGATTGCGGAGTTGCTCACAGATAATATCTATCCGCCATACAACGTGACGTTGCACCCGGACCAATACGCTGAAACGCTTGCGCTGATCTCAAGCACCGCAGTGAGCTACCTCGACTGGATCAAATCAGTCATCCAGGGAGAGGTCCATGTCACCCCGGCGATAGCCGCAACGACAGGCATGATGACGAAAGCAAATCCCGAGGGCATGTTCGAGTACGTCCTTGCCGAGGATCTCACCGTCGCAACTGAAACCCTAGCCAAATCTGCAAATCTGTTCGGAAAGGTCTACATTCGAGGCTTACCTGTCGTGTATGATTCAAACGCGATCTGCACAATGGCCACCATATAAGCCGATAAAGCGATCAAAGATTTCCTCCGTTTGTGGGCTCATCTCGCGAGGGTGGGCCCAAATCACGATCATGAAAGGAGATAGAAAAGATGTTCAGAAAATTGTTCGGAAAAAGGAAGAAGCGAAAGGTCGGAAAGCTGACCGCGCCGAATTGCCCCACTTGCGGGAGATGGATGGATAAAGTAGTGTTTAGCAGCGTCACTTATTGGACCTGCAAAAAATGTTGCAGGTTAGGAATGAAAAAAAAGAAGTGAGTTGATGGCAGACAGATACATGACGAGAAGAGAATGCAAGGCGGCGATGGCTGAAGTTGGATCCGATATCGCCGACATTAAACGGGCGCTAGTCGGCGATGATATGAGGGGTGGCATGGTGAAAGATATCGAACGCTTGAACATGAAAGTCGATCAAATTGTCGAGAATGGTAAAAATTCCACAAAGTTTCTCAATCGGTGGAAGCTGGCCATATTTGGGGCCGCCATCTCTCTAACCGTTGCGATAGTCGGAGTTTTTCTCAGGTGATCTAAATGGCTTACTGCACCTATACCGAAGTACGCCGGATAATCGACACTTCCCTCGAGGATGCCGATATCACTGCAATCATCGTCCTGGCCGATGCCGAAATTGACGCTAGGGGGCTAGATGCCCTGCCCGATAACGTAAAAAAGCTCATCTCAATGCTCATTTCAGCCAGCATAATCACATTGCGAGATCCAGCGACCAAAAGCATCGCGGAATACCGGGAGGATAAATTAGACGCGGTGGGATGGAGAGAGCTCGCGGAAAATCAGATCAATCGCATGAGCTCCGCCGGCGAATTGCCCTTCCTCACCACGAATGAACCCATCGATTGAGGTGCTGGCAGATGGCCTTATACTCTTCTCCTCTGCCCGGGGCGCGAACATTTACTAGGAGGATCGCGAATTTCACTGTCACTAGGGATTCCGTGACCGGCCACAGGGTTCCGACCTTCACCGAGACCAGCATCACGGGCACTTTGGTCGAGCAATTTGGAGACATGCCGGCCTTCGCGGTTGGTGTGGTGATGACACAAAACGCGGTCCTATTCACGCGGGATACTGTGAACAAGCTCGATCAAATTGAAGATGGCAGCAAAATTTTTGAGGTAAAGGAGATCGAGGAAAAAAAAGATAAGGACGGGGATCTCGCCTATCGAGCCTGTCATCTCCGCAGATTGGAGTTATACATTGATGAGGAATCTCCATGACCGAGCCACGCTACACGATCCGAACATGGTTCGATTCAGGCGGATCATCCAAAGTGACGGCCGCGAATCTGAAAAAACGCGATGATGTTAACGCCACGTTTGAAGCCGACTACGAGATGAGCGAGACCGATCTCAAGCATCTCTTCGTAACCGCCGATCTCGATATCATTTTTGTAATTAAGAAGGTCAGGACAGATCCGATCAAAGCCGGGAGAAACACGATCGCATACCGGCATTTCATCGGAATCCAGCCAGTTGTAGTCAACAAGCTAGTCGATGGGTCCCTAAACGTCGAGGCATCGGAGCTCCTCGGTAAAGCCCTGAGCGAGATCAGGCGGATAATAAAGGAGGAGATCGACACTGGAGGTACACTTAGCCTAAGCGTTGAGCAGCCCGAGATCCAACGGCTCGGATCAACGCTCCTCCATGGGGATACTGTTGTGATTAGTTTCGATCAGTATGTATGAAAAAAAAGGAGGAAAATAAGAGATGTCGGACTATCCAAAGGCAGTTACGAAGGTGGAGATCGGGACCGCATCAGACGTGAATGTGGATCTAATCGCCGTTGAGTATGCTGGAGATCGACCGATGGGATCAGGGCCGGGCGGAGATCACCTGAGCCCTCTGACTGTACCTAATACGGTATTACCAATAGGTATCGTCGGACATCATAAGTGGTGGGAAATCATCGTGGGCCTCAGCGAGGACGAGTACACGGCCTTCTATAACACGAATGTCAGCGGCACCGACAAGGCAATCGTGATGAACGACGAGAACACAGCGATAGGTTACTTTGCCATCACTCAAAAATCCGGAGCGGGGACGACGAGGACAATAACTTACGAGACCGCGAAGACCTATGTTGCTGGAGTTTCGCAGAACAAGGTGACCAACGAGGAGGGAAAATATGTCGTCGAAGTTAAGCTCGTCTGCATCGGAACCCGAACCGTCCCCGCCTGGGCGTAAGCTGCTTGATCTGCCTTTCAGTGAATTTCTAAAAATCCTTCGGGACAGAGGGCGGGGCGCCAAGGCCGATGAACTAGAGAACATCGCCATCAGAGAATTTTCACCGCCACTCGAGCGAGAGCAGATCCTCAGCATGACAGTCGAAGCCATCACGGTATCTTTGGAACTGAAATCGCTGATCGAATCGATGAGCCCCGGGCCAGAGACGGTCAGATCGAGAATGGCCGGGCTGAAAGCTGAAGGATATAATATATTACCAGGTGAGCGGCGTGCAGAATGAGATCGTCGTCAGGGGCAATTTGCAGGAGATCATAGGCAAGCTCAACCATGTCATGCGGGTTGTTAAAATTCGGGAAGCTACGGGATGGCCGCTGTTGATGGCTGATGAGAACTGGAAATATATCACGATGGGGGACGAGAGGGTATGCCCGATCTGCGCCGCGCTTGAGGGAGTCAATTTCAACGGACCCGGCATCCCTGACAAATTCCCCTTTCATGAATTTCTGGAGGAGACAGTTATCATCCCTCATATTCATCCGAATTGCCGATGCCATTTGGAGTGGCCCGATTCGGCTGCGGTCCTCGAGCGGAGATTGCATGAGGAGAAACAACTGAGTGCTGGAATTCCACCGTACGGTAAAGTGGCGGTAGGGTGAAAAAATGCCAGAAGAGACGATTAGGATTGAAGTCAGCGATGAAGAAGTCGATGAGACCGTTGCGAAGATCGAGGGGGCCATTGCCAAAAAAGGAGAAGTCGAAGATATCAAGACTTCGGCTGAGGAGGCAAAAGAGACAGGCGATGAGGTCCTCGGTGAGAGGGAAAACATTAAGGGTATGAATTTAGCAACTCGGCGCATCATGCGGCAAGTCCCAGGCCTCAGAGCAGTTAGTCGTCTCTTATCTTTAATTAAATTACAAATGCGTATTGCTCCGGCTGCTTTTGCCCTGATCATAGCTTTCCAAGCCCTCCGTACAATCATAAGCTGGCTTGAAGGTCGGGAGAGGGAGGCGAGGGAATATAGAATGATGATAAGAGAATACAGGGGCCTCACATCCAGACGTCAAGTTGAAGCGTGGATCGAGGAGGATAAACGCCGGACCCAAGAATCATATAGAAGCGCGGTGCCACTATGACGACTATTAAACCATATTTCAATGCAGGGCTCCACACCGCGAGGAAAATCGAGATCTGGCGTGAGAGCCTGGCCGGCGTCGGACGTTGGGAGGTCCTGCTCGAGAATCAAGATAACGAGTACGGCGGCACGTTAGATCCACAGGATCCGGCTGAATTGAAGATCAATGATGTTTCGATGCTGAAGGGTTATATCGACGACGTGCTGCCTTCCGTAGATGATCCCTTCGCAGTTTACCGGAATCTTTTGAATGTTGTGGGTCGTGATTATGGCCAGGATCTAGCAAATCTGTTTTTGACAAAAGAGTACCGGGATGAAAATTATGACGACATTTTTGATGATGCACTCAGCACCGCCGGATCGGAAATCACCTATACCTCGCCATCCACTGGCTCGATCTTAGATTACAGTTTCAAAAGGCAATTTCTCCTCAATGGATTCCAAGATCTCGCAAAACTCGTAGATGCGGATTTTTACGTTGATGATTTAAAAGCACTCCAACTTTTCTTATTATCTGCCGCTTCGAGCAGCGGCGTCACTTTGAAAGCTGTGGCTGGGGCCTCGGATAACAATGTCCTTTCTCTAAAGCAAATCGGGGAAAAGGTCGGCTTCGATCTCAAAAACTACATCCATCTCGAGGCAGGGGATGTCAATGACCACTGGACCGAGATGAATGCTTCCGACTGGTCAAACATGGGCGTCCCTACCGAGACCGTCACCGATGACACTTCGATTTTCCTTGCGGGAAAGGCGAGCATAAAAACTACGATTGCCACTGCTGCAGCGGGGCGATATCACCAACTCGAATTATCCTTTCCAAGGTATTCATATACATCGCTCGATCTATCGGAGCCCGAGCAGGAGGGGAGCTATCTAGTTAGACACGATTTGGGGTCAGGAGGAACGTGGAAGTGGAGGCCAGGTCTGAAAGATGGAAAGGACAATATCATCTACTACAAAGACGTTGCCAACACTGATTCAATCCCACAGAATAAATGGCGCGAAATTACATTCCCGCTTGGAGACGAGCTTGATATTGGCACGGACGACAAACAGTGGTACTGGTCTGCTTATATAGATCCCCCTTTTGACTGGGCCGACATTGTGAGCATCCGATTTCATAGTATAAGTGCCGCGTCAAATAACAACAGATCCTTTTGGACTGACGGCATCAAGCTCCCCATCCCCGCCATCTCGATCTCCGAGGACGCGACGAGCCAGAGCACCTATCGAAAGAGAATGATCCCGCTTACCCGGAATGATATCAAATCGCAGATCCAACTAGATGATCTGGCCGCAAGCGAGTTAGCGCATCGAAAGGATCCAACTCAGAAGCTCAATGTTGTAGCAAGTTTTCAATCTGGGTGCAAATACGCCGGGCAGACGATCGTGGTGAACGCGCCCTCGAGTGGGATCAGTAACATCACCTATCGCATCCTAGGTCTCCATCATGTCGCCGCCCCTGGAGAAGATCTGCTCCGGGGCCACGACGCCATCACGGAGTTTGATCTTGTGAAGCACGAGACGGCCAGCGTGCAGCCGACGGATCCGCTGCGATTCAGGCTCACGAATAACCCGTTTTGGACTACCTTGCAGCGTCTCGAGGGAAGGATCAGAAATCTTGAGAGGGGATGAGATGGCTGAGCCTCCAGCGATGGATCAGCTTGTAAGCGAAGCGTGGCCCTATTCTGAACCACCGACATTTACGCTCCATGTAAGCACGACTTGGCCTTATTCAGAACCTCCCGATTGGTCTTGGTTCCAGCCTCCATCAGAAGCACCGAATTATTATGTTAGATCAGCCACAAAAGTCGAGATTGGATTATCTGAAGGTTCACATGAAGATTTAACAGCAATAGAATACGCTGGAGACAAGGCTATGGGATCGGGGCCCGGTAGCGATCATCTCTCCATTCAAACCGTGCTTAACACTGTCCCCCCAACTGGAATCCTGCATCATAACAAATGGTGGGAAGTCGTGATTGGCCTCCAAGAAGATGAGTATCAAGCTCTTTTCAACACAAGCGTAAGCGATTCGCTAAAGGCGTGCGTCATGGATGGTGTAAATTCTCCGATCGGATATCTTGTCATCACTCAGGAATCTTTTGAAGGAATTAAAAGACTGATTGTTTATGAATCCGAAAAAACATATTTGGCCGGAATTAATCTATCGAAGCTGGTGACTGAAGAAGGGAAGTATATTGTCGAGGTTAAATTCGTTTGCACCGGATCCAGAACAATTATGATGCCGAATCTTCTCGTTTATGAAATCTGGGGAGCTCGCGAGCCTCCGGCCATGGATCAGCTCGTTGATGAGGGATGGATTTATTCAGAACCTCCGTCCATAGATCAATTGGTGACGGAGCCGTGGAGTGAGTGAGATGAGCGGCGGTTTTGAAGATTGGGATCACTACACCGGAACTGCCGAGCTTGATGCTTCTCAATACACAAGTTCGCCTTCATCACTCAAGCGAACCTCACCTGGCATAAATCAATACTACTGGACGCTCACGAAGGCTGCTGCAGCTCAGAGCCTTGCGGATGGACGAGTAGTTAGCCAGCTTAGATCGAGCGATGTGACAGATTGTAACCCTGGCTTTGTCTTTCGCTATCAGGATACAAGTAACTACTATCTCATCCTACTCAACCTCAACGTGCCAGAGTGGACATTTAGAAAGATAGATGGAGGAGGAGTAACTGACATAGGTTCAAGGAGCCTTACATTCTCACCTGCTGCAAACACGTGGTATAAGTGGCGTGCGACTCTATGGACAAGCGAGGGCCACGCTTGGGCTCGGTTAGAGTATTGGAATGGATCAAGCTGGGTTAAGCAAAACGATGATCTCAGCGACCCGAGTAATCACTGGCCGACTGGTGGGCGCATAGGTGTAGGCGGCATGTGGGGAACAAGTGGAATACACGACTGGTTTGATGACACGGAGATCTGGGGATAGAAGAGCTCTTCAAAATTGTGAAAGTGATCAAATGGCTTGGCTGAAATGGGAAATGCTTAATTGGGAGATAGATCTTGGATCAGTGGGCCATTTCATCTTCGGCTTGCTGGCGGTCCTGCTCGGCGTGATTTGGCCCTTCACATTTATATTCATGATTCTCCAGACGATGGATTGGCTGGACGGCGAGGACCCTCATCAGACGGAGCTGGACGTCGCCGAGTACGCCTTCGGCCTGATTGTGGCGCTTATTTTCGTAGCATTGGTATAGTAGCGGTAAAATTGCAGCTCGTCGGATGAACGCGAGACGAGAGGGGCGATGATGATCCGGTTAACTCTTTCGGCATATCTGAGCTCCTTCATACTCATCCCAGCTCTCCCAGCCTCCTAGGGCAATAAGGGATGAGAAGCCGGGCGCGCCTTTTAACAACTCCTCCGCGTCCGGCATTTTTTAACAATTTGTGCCAAATGTTACGGGGGTAGATCTGAGCTCTTTTAATCCGCATACGCCCTGATCAATAAAGGGAAAAGATAGTCCGGATGAGTTTGATAAAGAGTGAATCGCACGGTCTTATTTTCGCCGCGCGATAGATAAATCTCTTGGGACTTCTCACCATTTTTATCGAAGTCGATTTGATATTCGATGTGTACCGCAACCTGACCCCCTTCTCCGTTATTTTTTACATTCACATCAATGTATGTAGGCCTATTTCCGGTGTAGCTGCTCGCCCAAGTCTGCGTGGCATCAATGATTTCAGGCTTCGGCGATTTGATATACCTTACAATGACAGCGGCGAGAATTAGCGTCACCACAATTACCGCAACTATCGCGCTCTTTTTGGCAGACATCGATCCTTCACCTCCATTCCTTTTCCTTCGCAAGGGCTATTAAATCGCTTTTGGCGACATGGGTATAACGCTCCGTCATCTCTAAGCTGGCATGTCTAAGCCATGCTTGGACTATGCGCGTACTGACGCCCTGCATGATTAGACTCGTTGCTCCGGCATGCCTGAGCATGTGCGGGTGTAGCTTTACTCCGACCCGCTGCCCAGCACGACGGACCAAGCGCCATGCTCGCCACCTGCACTGAAATATCGAACCCGATCTGCGGGCGCCGAGATATTTACGCAACGCTTCGAGGGCCTGCTCGCGGCGAGGTAAGAACACAAGGCAGTCCGCGCGCTCGCCCTTTCCGATAATATATATCCTGCCCCCTACCCAATCAAGATCCGAAATCTTTGGGCGCTCTTTTTCCCACCGTTTACCGCACAGCTCTCCCAGCCGGGCGCCCGTACTGTAAAATGTCAATATCAGTGCACGCTCATTAGGCTTGGCATGAGCCAGCACCTTATCGAGCTGCTCCTGCGCCAAGTCGGAGCGGGGCATCCACTTCAGGCTGGCATATTTTATCAACTTCGCGTCGTCATCCCGCCCACAGAAGCGCAGGAAGCCCTTGAGCGCGGCTTTCATCACATTCAGCGTGGACTCTTGATAATGCTCGTTCAAACGCGCGAAGAGGAGCACAAGATCATCGATGGCGGCAAGATCCAATGATACCTCGATGTTGTTCTGGAGCGTCCGCAGAAGATCACGATAGGTGGCGATCGTGCGGGGGGAGCGGTGAGATATAGATGTCAAGTAGCGCGCCACTGAGTCGTCATGCCTCAATCGCTCGATTTCAGAAATAGCCTCCACTTGGTCCCCTCTAATAACGTAGTTTGCGAGGTATTTAAGGTTTTACCCTAGTAGAAAAGTTTATATGGGGATGATTTCAAGTATATTCAGGTTAACATGGTGACGGAAAAGGAAGTTGTATCTGCCGCGGTTCCGCCGAAAATTAAGACGGCGACTATTAAAGCAATTGATAAAGGACTAGCAATATCTGAAAGTGACTACCTCCGTAAAGCCCTTATAGAAAAATTGGAGAAGGATGGCTTGCTATGAATTTCCCTACAATTTTAAGCGGCAGTGCCATCGAAGAAACTTTTTGATTGCCCGCGCTCGGTGGGAAAGGGCATTCTTCTCAGCAACGCTCATTTCCGCGAAGGTTTGGCCATCGCCCTCGCTCGGGACGAAAATTGGGTCAAATCCAAAGCCATGCGAACCTCTGGGTCTAGG